AACTATAAATTAAATAAAAATGTCAAAAATTAGTAAAGAAGAATTAGAATCATTAAAAGAATCAGAAAAGAAGTTTGCTGCTATCAAACACGACTTAGGTACTTTAGAAGTACAGAAGCACGGGTTATTACACGCCTTTGCACAATTGCAAGAAGAAAGTAATAAAGATAAAAAAGAACTAGAGGATAAGTATGGTAAAATAAACATCAACTTAGAAGATGGTTCTTACGAAGAAATAAAAGAAGAAACTAAATAATATTATGGATTTTGCAGATATGAAGATTTATACTTTAAACTCAATGGCTTTTCTAGTTACAATGACTGAAGTAGAAACTTGGTTAAAGATAATTCTTCTTGTCTGTACTATCGTTTATACAGTAATGAAAACTAAAAAGCTATGAGAAAAATAGACAAGCTCATAGTTCATTGTTCGGCTACACCAGAACATAAAGAGTTTGATGTAGAGGACATAACAGAGTGGCACGTTACTGGAAATGGTTGGTCAGATTGTGGTTATCATTATGTCATTACTCTTAGTGGTGAGATACAAGATGCTAGACCAGAAAGAAAAATAGGTGCTCATTGTAAAGGTCACAATAGAAATTCTATAGGTATTTGTTATATAGGAGGTATGGATAGAACTATGGACAAATGGATAGATACTAGAACACCTGAGCAAAAAGAATCATTAGAACAACTATTAAAAGATTTAAAACAGAAGTATCCAGAAGCTACAATATATGGACATAAGGATTTTACTAATAAGAAAGTATGTCCTTGTTTTGATGCTAAGGAAGAATATAAAAATATAAGTAATGGGCATAGAGAATAAAAAAGTTAATGTAGATATTGACGGAGATGGTAAACCTGATTTAAACTTAGACCTAAAAACTATTATAATGGTAGTAGGAGGGATTATTAGTTTAACTATGACTTACTCTACCCTTACTAAACAAATAGAGCTTAATAAGCAAGAAATAGAGGTTGCTAAAAAGCTGCCACCTGCACAGTCATTAGAAGTTATAAAGCAAAGAATAGAGTTTCTTGAAGGACAAATAGAAGCTAAAGATAAACGATTAGATAAAATAGAAGATAAAATATATAAAAGATGAACAAGTTAATTGAGTTTGTTTTTATGATAGTAATCATATTAGTAATTGGCTCATTTACAGTTTTACCTTTATCATAAATAATATGACAAAACCAATAGAATTAGCAGAAAATTCTAAAATACAATTAGACATAAAAAGTTTAATAGGTATAATATTTGGCATATTATCTATAACAGGTGTTTGGTTTACTTTAACTGCTGAAATTGCTACACTACAAATGGATGTAGCACGACTACAATATAATCAAAGTTTAAATGACGAATTTAGAATAAAATGGCCAAGAGGAGAATTAGGTGCTTTACCTGCTGATGGCAGACAAGATTTAAAAATTGAGTATATGGAAAAAGAATTAGAAGAAATATATACAATACTAAAAGAACTAAAATGATAGAAACACTTAGACACTTACTTGGAATATGTGGTGAAAGCCATATAAACATTTACACAGTAATTTTATCAGTAATTATTTTAAAATACATTTATGAAAAAAATACTAGCAAAACTATTTGGAGGAGCAGCAGGAGGAGTAGCAGAGAAAATAAGTAATATCATAGCAAAACATACTTTTTCTAAAGAAGATAGAGCAAGGTTTGAAAAAGAGATGATAGAAGTATTTATTAATGCTGAAGCTGATATGCAACAAAACGTAACAGAGCGTTGGAAAACTGATATGTCTAGTGATAGTTGGTTAAGTAAGAATGTAAGACCTATGGTTTTAATCTTTTTAGTTGTTTCAACAGTTCTAATGGTGTTTATAGATGCAGGGGTTATTTCGTTTGAAGTTAAGGAAAGTTGGATTGATTTGTTACAGTTAGTGCTTATAACAGTCATAGGAGCTTATTTTGGGGGTCGTAGTTACGAGAAAATAAAAAAGTAATGGCAAAGGGTATCTCAATTAATTATCGTGCCTCTAAACGCACTAAAAGACCTAATGTACATTCTAAGAACGCTAGTAAGGGACAAGTAAAATTTAAAAAGAAATATAAAGGACAAGGCAGATAAATATTTTTTTATATATTTGTCAATGCTAGTAGCTAAACTTGCACAACCTAATAAAGTTGGACGGTGCTTGGAACAGGTATTACTTTCTTTCTTTTTGTACGTTTTTCTTTCTTTTTCTTTTTACTCTTTTTCTTTTTCTTTCTTTTTGTTATAAATTCTTATATTAGTGAAATGAGAAAGGTATCACGTAAAACACTTGTAAAGAAGTTAGATGCAATATTTTCAATATACATTAGATTACGTAAAGCTAATAAACAAGGTATAGTTACTTGTTATACTTGTAATAAAAAAGCATATTGGAAAGGTGAAGGTATGCAGAATGGTCATTTTATGTCAAGAAAATCCTACTCAACTAGATGGGAAGAATTAAATTGCCAAGTACAATGCTATGCCTGTAATGTGATGAGATATGGTGAACAATACAAATACGGACTAGAACTGCAAAAAGAATATGGCAAAGATTTACCAGAAGAACTATTAATACAATCTAAACAAATTGTAAAGTTCTCCAATATAGATTTAGAAGAAATGATAAATAAATATAAAGATTTAGTAGATAAACGAAAAAAAGAATTATATTTGTAAGATATCTGTTTTTATGCAGGTCAGTAATCATTTGTTTTGGAAGGGGGAATTAATTTTCTCCCTTTTTTTTTGTAAAATACTTGACTTGTATTGTTTTTTTATTTACATTTGTTAAAAACAAATATTATAGATATGCCAGAAAACTTCCACACTATTAACCTATCATTAGAAGAATTAGACATAATAAAGATGTCACTTAAGCACTCAGTTAAAACTGCTGACTGGGATTTGTACAATGATAGTAAAGCAGAATTAATCCTAAAACAAATAGATAAACTATGACTTACACAGAAGATTACATTAGACAGCTACAATTTCAAGTAGAAGCATTACAAAAAGAAAATGCAAATTTAAGAATTAAGAATTTATCACTATCTTCAACTAGTGAAATTAAAGAACAAGAAGAATCAAATAACTATTATAAATCTAAACAATGAAAAGTAAAATCACACACGTAGAATCTAAAGGCACTTGGTCTAATACATCTGGTTCTTTTAATAAATTTCAAGTATCATTAGCAAATGGTAACTCATACAGCTTTCTAGCAAAAGGAGAATTTAAAAAGAAAGTAGGAGAAGAAATAGAATATGAAATCACAAATGAAAAGTATGGTACAGCTAAAATAATATATCCAAAACCACAAACATCTTTTAGTAAACCTCTTGACACTCACAATTCAATACTAAGACAAGTAGCATTTAAAGGAGCTATAGAACTTGCAACATCTGGAAAGATAAACATTCAAGAAATAGAAGAATTTACAAATCAATTTAATCAAATATTAAAATAATAATTATGCAAATCACAGGAAGAATAAAAAAAATTAATGAATTAAAAGTATTTGGAGGTAACAACTTTAAAATACGAAGTATGGTATTAGTAACTAATGACAAATACCCACAAACATTACAAGTAGAGTTCACACAGGATAGAGTTAATCTACTAGACCATTACACAGAAGGTTCTTTTGTAAAGGCATCAATTAACCTAAAGGGTAGAGAATGGGAAAATCCTAAAACTAATGAAGTAAAGGTATTTAATACTATAGAGGGTTGGAAGATAGAAGATGATGTAGAACAAGTAACAGCTACAGAACAAAGCCCTGATAGAAACGATGACCTACCGTTTTAAATGACTGCTGAAGAAAGAAAAAAAGCTCCTGTTTATTCAGGAGTTTTAAATTATTTCCCTGATGCTATTTTAGAAGTGGCAAAAGTTTCTTATATTGGTAATCAGCAACACCATCCAGACAAACCTTTGCATTGGGATAGGAACAAGAGTACAGACGAATTAGATGCTCTTAGTAGACATCTTATTGAAGCAGGTAAGATTGATAGTGATGGAATGAGGCATAGCGCAAAGGTTGCGTGGCGCGCACTCTCTAACTTGCAAAAAGAAATAGAAAGTGAAAACAATCTGTAATGTTTGTTTACAGAAACAAAGCACAAAAAAATATTTAGACAACTAAGATGCTAATAAACTTTGACGACCAGATAGATAAACTTTATAAAATAAGAAATGGTCAAATAGTTGAAGGATTAACATTAGGATTCCCAGAAATAGACGAGTTTTTTAGATTTAAACAAGGTAACTTCTTAGTATGTCTTGGACACGCAAACGTAGGTAAAACTACTGTTATACTTTATTTAATGTTGCTTTATTCATTGAAGCACAATACAAGATGGTTATTATTTTCTAGTGAGAATGATGCACACAGTATTATAAGAAAACTAATAGAGTTCTTAGCTGCTAAACCAATTAATAAAATCCCTGAAGAAGAATTTGATAAACATAAAGAATATATATTTCATCAATTTAAAATTATTGATACTAACGAACTACATACATATAAATCTTTATTAAGTTTAGCTACTAATATTAAAAAAGCGTGGAACTACCAAGGATTCTTAATAGACCCTTATAACTCTTTAATGAAAGATAGAGAGATGTTAAAAGGAATTAACTCACACGATTATGATTATGAGGCAACATCTGAGATACGATTATTTTGTAAAACTCTAAATGTATCAGTATGGCTAAACACTCACGCAGCTACAGAATCTTTAAGAAAGAAACATAATATACAAGATGAATACGCAGGTCATCCAATACCTCCTATGGCTAGTGATGTTGAAGGTGGTGGTAAGTTTGTAAATAGAAGTGATGAGTTTATAGTAATTCACAGATATACACAACACCCTACAGATTGGATGTATAATCACATACACGTAAGAAAAGTAAAAGATATTGATACAGGTGGGAGACCTACTCCATTAGATGAACCTATAAAACTAAAATCAATTTTAAATAACGTAGGATTCCAAATCAATGGAAGTAATTTAATTAGTCCTACTTTAGCACAACAAGTTAACTTTCCATTTTGAAAACTCCAGTAGAAATAGCATATAAGAAACATAAACAATGGACAGATATTGTATTAACTTTTGGAGGTTTAAATAAAGAAGAAGCTGAAGATATAGTACAAACTATGTACATCCTTTTAATCAAAAATACTAGGAAAGGTATTGACTTTATGTACGGTGATGAAATAAACTATTATTATGTATTTAAATTATTAAGAGGTTTGTATGTGGATTTGATTAGAAAAAAAAGTAAAGTTAAATTAGTAAGCTTAGAAAATATAGAACCTATTACAGAGATTGACCATAACAACTATGATGAGGTCTATCAAAAGTTACAAGAGATACTTAAAGATATGTACTGGTACGATAAAAAAGTATATGAAATAGTAGAAGATGGCACTAATATAAGTGAGCTATCCAGAAAAAGTAAAATAAGTTATTACAGCTTATACAATACTTACAAGAAAGTAAAACAGAAACTAAAAGAAAATTTAT